TCGATGATTATGAAGAGGGCACTTGGACGCCAGTATTTAATGGAGTTACTGGTGGAAGTCAAAGAGGCACATATACAAAAGTGGGTGATTTAGTTACTGCTTATGGTTATATGGACGGAGGAACAGCAACGGTTGTACAGGCTTCTGTAACAGGTTTACCTTTTGCCGCAGGGAGTGAAAAGGGGGCTGTACATAGTTGGCATAATACTTGGACGCCTACAAGTGATGGTGGGTGGGTGTACCAAAGCGGAACAAACTTACTGTTTATAACTGATAATTCACTTAGCGCTGAAAACGCAGCATCTGGTACACAATCTTGTATGTTTGTTGCAATATATAAAACTTAATGGAGTTGTCAAGATGACGTTGACCAGAGTAAAAAGCCGTATGATTGATGAGCGTGTAGTCAATGTGTTTGACTATATGACTGATGCTGAAATATCTGCGGTAAAAAACAACACGGTTCTTGACGTAACAACGGCAGTGCAAAATGCAATCAATGCGGCTGAAGCAATCCGATTGGGTACAGTGTTCTTTCCAAGCGGAGACTATCGCATTACGCAAATTACTCTTGGCTCAACAGGCAACAGACTAGGAACCACATATAATTTTAATAATGCCTCAATATCTGGCATTGGAACGTCTGGCGAAAAATCTATTATCAGAATGAAGATGGGTTCAGCAAATATTATAAACCTGTCTCTTAGTGGCAATCAAAGTGAAAATTATGAGTGTGGTATTCATTGGTTTACGAATGATGTGAATACATATTATGTTGGCCTTAACTTATTTAATAACATTAAAGTAGTAGGTTGTTTGATTGGCATGTGCATTGGTGCATTGCCATCTCAAGCCACAATATTACCGCAAGGTTCTGTAGCACCAGAAGATGAAGCAACAGATGCGCCGTTATCTGAAACTCGCATATATGGATTTTATACCTCAGATTGTATCCAAGGTCTTTATATGCGTCAGCCTAATGGCAAAATATCTATGACTGAGCCTGTAATATTTGTTTCAAATTCACAGTGGGCAGCAACTGCTGCAACTGCATCAGCAAATTTATTTGCAGCAAGAATAAAACAAGGTGAATTAAGTGTTACTGGCGGTGCTATTGAGAACATTGACAGCACTGATGGCGGCTTAATTGAATGTGTGACAGCAACATTTAATTCATTTGGTACGGTAATGGAAAGTAAATCTCCAATTTACCTTGAAGGTCGTTCTATTGTTCGGCTATCAAACAATGCAAATTGGGGGCTTAACAATGCTTCACAGCCATTCTTTGTTTGCCGTGATGATTGGGATGGCGACTTAACTGTATCAGATGCTTTCTTGCGTAGAGGTTATGGAGCCACAGGGACAAGACCTGTTGTTAATTCATTAAATAGTTCAAATGCTTTTACGCCAAATAATAATTCATATGTGAATTTTTCTAATGTTGAATTTGGTGACGTAACATTTAAGACAGGAACTAATGCACATCAGCCAATTGCTGCTGGTGTTCGCAGCGTAATGAAAAACTGCTGGTTAACAGAACATAGCGCATCTTCACCATATCCTAGAACTCTTAACGTAAAGTTAGATGAAGAAACAAATAAACTTTCTGGCTCTGCTGATATGGCGTTTACAACAATTACAGCTTACGGCGTAAATGCTGGCGCAACAGTAGGCGGGTGGACGTTTACAAATGCTGGTGCTGGTTGCTCTTGGGGAAAGACCTCGGCTGGATTGCCAACAATATCTGGACTAGCTGTTAGCAATGCACTGAGGCTTACATCTATATCTGCACAAACCGTTACAGCCACCACAACTAAATTTTATGTAGAGCCATCACGCCCTTATCTGTTCAAGGGTTATATAAAGACAGGAGCATCTGGATCAACTTTCTTTATGCAAGCAAAGAACTATGATTTTGGCGGCAGTGCCTCAACTGTTGATGCAACATTTGATATGTTTAGCGGACAAGAAAGTGTGTTCGGGGCTGTTTGGCAACCATTCTCATTTTACTTTGTAACACCGAGCGACACGACACAAATAGAGCTTTTCATATCGGCAGAAAACGGAGCCGATGTGCAATTGTTTGATTTACAAATTGTTTAATGCGCCTTGAGCGTGGACAGTCCAACCAAAGGAGATAAAATATGGCACTGACTAAGACAACAATAAACGACAAGATAGAAGTAATTAACAATGGTAGTTGGTCTTCTGTACAGGTAAGAACAGCTACTATTATTAGTGAAGATGGCACAGAGATAAGCCGTAATTTTCATAGACATGTAGTTATGCCTGATGCTGACCTTACAGCAGAAGATGCAGATGTTTCTGCAATCTGCACACCAGTATTTACAGATGCAGTAAAGGCTGCTTATGCAGCACATCTTGCAGCACAAGCGGAGTAAGTTAAATGGTTAAGGCAAGTGATGTAAAGGCACAGATAGATACACACGAAGCGGTGTGCGCTGAGCGGTGGAAGGAAACTATCTTACGCATCAAACGCATTGAACACATTATGATTGGTACAGCAGGTACTATGATTGTTATGATGGCAGGTTTACTATTGAGGTGACACTATGCTTGAAATGCTAGTGGTTGCCAACTCTGCTTTTGCAATTATAAAACAAACAATACAAAATGGCAGGGAATTATCTTCAGCAGGTGCAGCAATCTCCAAGTTTGTTAGTGCCGAAGAACAACTCAAACAAGATTTACACAAAAAAAAGAACAGTATTTGGACTAACTTTCTAGGTAAAGAAGACAATGACCTAGAAGAGTTTATGGCTTTGGAAGAGATTCGAGTTAAGAACGAACAGCTCCGAGAGTTTATGCAGCTATACGGCAGAGCAGGTTTGTACAATGACTATGTATCTTACTGTGCTGATGCACGCAAAGCTAGAAGAGAAGCTAGAATCAACGCAGAGAAACGTAAAGAAAAGATAAAAGAAACAGTAATGAAAGTTGTACTAGCTATACTTATTACTGCTTTATTATCAGGTGTTGTTACAGTACTAGCAATCATAGCCAAAAAGAAAGGTATCATATGACAGCCTTCTTACTTGCTTGCACATTAAATGGTATTGTTAATGGTGGTATATACTTCCAAGATGTTAATGTGTGTATACATTACAAAGATGTACTAGATAACCAAACATTTATGAAAGGCAATGAGCCACAAACTTATGAGTGTATATGTAAACTTATACCTTTTGTAGATACAGATAAAGTAAAGGTGTACTAATGACTGAAGAAAAGAAAAAACCTGTTGATTTAAAGGTTGGAGATAATAGTTTTGAATTGATATTAAGAATATTAGGTAACGAATTTGTTGCTATAAAGATTGGCTCAACCAACTTTTCTGGTAAACTTATAGCTGGTGGAATTTTATTATTATTTTTTACATTTATGATACTAGAAGTATTTGGACTGAATGAGGCTTTAATACAATGAACGCTGAAACAATAATAAAGTTAAAAATATTACCAAGATTTATGATGCTTGCCAGTACAGTTATGTCTTGGAGATGTGCTGAATGGTTTATGGATTTAGATGCACCAACTGCTGCACAGTCAGCCTTTGTATCTGTAGTCATGGGTGTAATGACAGGTGTCTTTGGTATATGGATGGGACATGAACACAAAGGAGACAAGTAATGTTAACTGCATTGATAGGACCAGTAACCAATTTAGTTGGTAAATTTATAGAAGACAAAGATGTCAAGAACAAACTTAGCCATGAGATTGCAACCATGGCAGAGAAGCACGCCCAGGAATTAGCAAAAGGCCAACTGGAAATAAACAAAGCAGAAGCACAACATAAATCAATCTTCGTTGCTGGTTGGCGTCCTTTTATTGGCTGGACTTGCGGCATAGCTTTGTGCTGGCATTTTGTCCTGGCTCCAGTTACAATGTTTTTATGTGCGTATATCGGTGTAGTTGTTCCTGATCTGCCTACGTTTGATATGGGTTCATTGATGACAGTATTAATGGGAATGTTAGGTCTTGGTGGACTTAGAACATATGAAAAGCAGAAAGGTTTAACAAAGTAATGGCAAAATTTTATATGAAAATGTATGATATGTTTAACAGCATCGCTAATTTTTTTTGGGAGAAATACGTGCAACAAATTAGAAAGCCGAAGAGAAACAATGGCTAGACCTGTAACAAGAAAGCCGCACAATAACTGCCTGGAGTGCGGTGCAGATATGAAAGAAGTAACTTACATAAGACCATATGCAAAGGTATGTTCTGATTGTAAAAGTTTAGTATGGTCTGGCAATACAGAAATAAAAAAAGTTACTCAGGACTTACAGAAACGTAACAGCAAAATGACAAGGGAAGAACTAGGCCTGGACGAAATGTTTGAAGATGATCCGAGGGCAGTAAATGAAAAAGAATATGGCAAAGTGTATCACAAAGAAACAATAATTGCTGATAGAGTTAACGTATTAGATACCATAGATTAACAAAGATAGGAGTAGTACATGGTTAAAAAAGGTTTATGGGCAAACATACATGCAAAAAGAAAAAGAATCGCTGAAGGCAGCGGTGAAAAGATGAGAAAGCCAGGTGAGAAGGGTGCACCCACCGCAAAGGCTTTAAGAGAAAGTGCCAAGAAAAAAATAAGGAGAAGTTAAATGCCAATGGGTAAAGGTACATATGGTTCAAAAGTCGGTAGACCATCTAAAGAAGATAAGAAGAATCCAAATCTTAAGAAGGCAGCACTGATGAGAATCAAAAAGAAAAATGCAAAGTAATTTTGACCAGTGTCTTGAATGGTTGTTAGAGCATGAAGGCGGCTACGTAAATCATCCAAAAGATCCAGGCGGTGAAACTAATCTTGGAGTCACTAAAAAGGTTTATCAAAACTGGTGCACTGAACAAGATGTCTTTATGAAAGACATGAAGGACTTAACTTTTGATGATGTAAAACCAATATATAAAAATAATTATTGGGATAGAGTCAAAGGCGATGATCTGCCAGGCGGTATTGATTGGTCGATGTTTGATTGGGCCGTCAATTCTGGATCAGCTACACCAGCAAGAACTCTGCAAAGTATACTAGGTGTTACTTCTGATGGAGTTATAGGACCTATAACAATAGATGCCCTGGACGGCAAGAACATATCAAATATTATTTCCAGGATTTATATTAAACGCCAGGTATTTTATGAAAGTCTTAATTCGTTTGATACTTTTGGTGCTGGCTGGAGTAAACGCAACCAGCACACAAGAGACCAGGCACTTACATTAATATCTAGTCTACAATAGATAAACCGTTCTTTAAACCGTTGGCTCTTCTAATCCAACCACGTCTTTCTATGGCCATGAGATGCTTGGCTACTGAAGGCTGTGAAATATTCAAGTGAGCCGCTATCTGATTATGTGTAGGTGTAACGCCAGTAGCTTGGCTCTGTTCCAGTATGAAATCAAATATTTCTTTTTGTCTTTGTGTAAGACTAAACTTTTCTCTAGTTTGCATTGTTCAACTCCGCTCCTAATCTTTTAAGTGTTTTTTGGTACAGCTCTCCGATTGGCTGCATTTCTTCTTCTGTGAGACTATCCAAGCCAACCTGGTTAGCTTCTCTTAATTCTCTTAACATTGTCATTCTCTGTCTAGTCTCAATCAAAACGTCATTCTTATCTCTGTCAGAATTTATGTAACGCTGTAATAACTTTCCAAAAGCTGTTGCATAATCAGCAGATGAAGTGAAACTTTCCATATCAGTTCCTCTGTGAGTCTTGAGAGAGAAAACTTGCACGGCTTCTGTTGTTTCCTGGCTCTCAGGCTCGTCAGGAATATCGATAACATCGTCCAAGGTGTCATCAATAGGTTGCTCTTGCTCCGTCTCTCCTGGCTCGTCTGAAGTGCCTTCGATAGCATCTAAAGGATTTGACGGTGGTGTTACATTTTTAGGATCTGTTGGATAGTCCTGTGCTTCTTCAGCTGTGACAACTCCCTTTAATGCGTCAGGAAATGCGTCACGTAATGCAAAACCTCTTGCTCTCATAGTCAACATTCTGTCAGGATACTGAGTCCAGGGACCAACCTTACCCCATAGTCTGGCTCTCTTTGCGTCAGCTACAGAAAAAGTTTTTACCGTCTCCTCTATCTGATCGTGATAACGTCTTTTAACTTTGCAATAAGCTATCTTGTTATCACCTTCGCCTTCTACCCATTCAGAAACGCCAGCACAACGAGGATCATTCTTAACCAGGGCAAGTGCTGCGTCTCCATAAACGCTAGGCTTGCCATTGATAACGGCTATGTTTTGCAATGCTTGCAACGGTTGCAGTCCTAACTCATATCCCCATTGCACGGCAACCAATACGTCTTGCGGCTTGCCTTTGTAATTGTTCGGCACCATGCCTGAGCTTGCCACCATTTTAGAAAACTCCATGGCTTCACCCATTGTTTGCGGTGCTAGTGTCGGTAACTTATTCATTATTTCATTCTCCTTATACTAATTGTTTTTTGTCTTGTTTCTGATTCTGGAACAGCTGGTTTAAGTTCATGCTTACAAGCTGGACAACATTCAGCTGGCTTTGCTTTTGTCTTTCTAAAAGGCCAGGCTACATTGTAAGTCACGCCTGTTTTCTCATCGACTATTGTTGCTTTTGCATGATTGCCCATTGCTCCCATTAGTTTTTGTCCATGCTGTTCCTTTGTTTCCTGGTTTATTTTCATTGCTGCGTTTGCATCTTCAATAGATAAAACTGAGCTAATTAAATCAGGCTCCAGCTCCATCGGCTCCTCAGCTGGTTCAATGTAATAAGATGTCATCTCAGCAATAGTCTTTGGCTCAGGCCAGGTGCCCTTTTCCATGTGCTGCTCAAACTCCGCAACGCCTTCGGCTATCTTTTTTATTGTTGCATCGTGTCTTTCAAATACATGTGCTGTAATTTTTCGACCTGAGTAACATGTAAAAAGCACGCCGTACTTTGCAT